ATGCAAGATTGGTTAAATACATATACACAAAATGAGCAACGGCTGGATTAAGATACACAGGTGCATGATGGATAACCCATTGTACCATTCGGAACCTTTTAACAGAACTCATGCATGGATTGACCTGTTATTGTTAGCCAATAGCAATGATAACTTTTTTTACAAGCGTGGCATCCGTGTCAATATTCAGCGTGGACAAATCGGCCACGATGCTGATACTTTGGCAAAAAGATGGAAGTGGTCAAGAGGTAAGGTGGAAAGATACTTGACTATGCTTGAAAGTGATGGCATGATAGTAAGGCAAAAAAGCAACGTAACTACCTTAATATCAATATGTAAGTACGATGATTATCAGGCAAACGATAAAGCAAATAGTAAGGCAAATGATAAAGCAAACGGACACCAAACAGTAAAGCAAACGGACACTAACAAGAATGTTAAGAATGATAAGAATGAAAAGAATGTAGAGAATATAATACCTACGCTTGAAGAATTTTGCGAATACGGTATGAAAGGACTGAAACCCGGTTATCGTTACCCTATTGAAGCCAAATACAATCAATGGGTGGAAGCTGGGTGGGTTGATGGTCACGGCAAAAAGATTAAGAACTGGAAAACCAAACTTGCAAACACCATCCCATTTTTAAAACCTATGGAAGTTGAACAGGCGAAGGCCATAAAATATTTAGAATGATAGAGCAACAAATACTCGGAACGTGGTTGCAAGGTAAGCAGCTTGACCTGACCGCAACGGTACGCAGCGAATGGTTCACCGTACCAAAATACCGCACCCTATGTTTGACCATTCAGGCAATGTACCTGAACAACGAGCATATTGACAACGTGGCGGTGGTAATGAAGCACCGTGACATGGCAATGGACATCGCAGGGTTAAATAATTACTACACAGGTGAAAGCATTACTCGGTTGGTTTCAATGTTGCATCAGGAATACATCCGCAAAATACTGACTATTGACTTGACAAAAATTGTCAATGACCTGACAAACGGAAGTGAAATAATGCAGTCCATGTCGGAAGTTCAAAAAACTATTGATGAAATACAACTGACCGAAAGCGGACAAGCTATTGACTTGATTACTCTACTCGGTGACCGCTTCGACAACTTGGAAAAGCGAAGCAAGTCCGAAATCAAAACCATTGGATTGCCCACCGGGTTTACAAAATTGGATAAATATATTGGCGGTTTTGTTCCCGGCGAAAATGTGGTGGTGGCAGGTCGGCCCGGAATGGGTAAGACAGCATTCGCAGTCAGCATCGGAATTGCTCATGCAAAGCTTGGTGGCAGGGTTATAATGTTCAGCATGGAGATGAGCAAAGAACAACTCGCAGACCGCATACTTTCATCCCTTGGTCGGGTGGATAACCTGAAAGTGCGTAACGCTGATGTCAATGAATTTGAATTGGAAAACATTGCACGTGAATTACTGCTCATTGATTACAAATTTCAAATCGAAGACAGCACAATGCTCGACATAGCTCAAATCAAAACCCGAATTAAGACCATGAAAGTAAAGCCCACGCTGGTAATCATTGACTACATGCAGTTGGTTAAAAGCACAGGGGGTAAAAATCGGGAGCAAGAAATAGCCAACATCAGTAGGCAATGCAAACTGATTGCGAAAGAATGCGGATGTACCGTGATGCCATTGTCACAATTGAACAGGGGAACAGAGGAAGGAAACAGCCGACCAAAATTGGCAAACCTTCGTGAGTCTGGGGCGATAGAACAGGATGCGGACACCGTGTTATTCCCATACCGCCCTGATTATTATGAAGCACAGAAGAATGGCGGCAATCCACCTGAACTTGAAGATGCTGAACTCATTATCAGCAAGTGCAGAAACGGGATGACAGGAACGCTACAATGTAATTTTATGGGTAAAACCGTTGAATACATTTTTTAATTAAATATAAATAACTATATTTGCACCATGAGAATAAAAATCAAAGCACCACAGCGCAACAGCAGGACAACATTTCGTCAAAGCGAAATCGACAGACTCAAAGAAATCATCTACCATCAGGGCATACGCATCAATGAACTTGAAAGAATGCTCAAAATAGAAAACATAGACAAGGATGAGCAGGTAATCAAAGCCGCACACCTTGCTATCCGTTCAGTATTCAGCGAATATCGGCCCGAATGGGTGGTAATCAGCACGCGTAAACGCGATGTGGTAGAACTTCGCCAGATGTTTCAATGGCTGTGCCGCAATAAAACCTCTCTTTCGTTGCAAAAAATCGGGCAAATATGCGGTGGCCGTGACCATAGCACCGTGATAAATAGCTGCCGGGTTGTGGACAACCTGATGAGTTACGACAAACGCTATGCACGAAACCTTGAAAGCGTTAAAAATAAGTTCGAAGAATTTGCAGAACAGATATGAATGTAATAAATTTCAGCGGTGGCAGAACTTCTGCATACATGACAAAACGATTGATTGATGAAGGATTGCAAGATTACATCGTCACGTTTCAAAATACAGGAAAAGAAATGCCGCAGACACTTGAATTCATAAATGAATGTGATGTACGCTGGGGGTTAAATTTGGTATGGCTTGAATATCGCAAACCTGCAACATTTGTGGTTGTGGATTATGCAACTGCATCTCGCAATGGACAGCCATTCCAAGAACTTTTAGAACAAAGGCCAAGTGGCATTCCAAATATGCAGTTTAGGTTTTGCACAACTGAACTAAAAATAAACACACTCAAACGCTATCTGCAAAGTATTGGCATAACTGATTACACATCATTTAACGGCATTCGATACGATGAGCCACGCAGATGGTCAAAGGTTCAAGATGATGTTGAATTGCCGTTGGTTAAATGGAAAACTACAAAGCAGGATGTTTTAGATTGGTGGAAAAAACAAGATTTTGATTTGCAAGTCAATGAGCCATACGGGAATTGTGATTGCTGCTTCCTAAAAGGAAAAGGAAAACTTGCAATTATAGCCAAAGAAAAACCTGAATTATTTGATTGGTGGATTGGCAATGAAATGCAAAGCGGACACCAATGGAAAAAAGAAATTAGCTATGAAGCATTGCGGTCACGTTCTCAAAATCAAATCGGCCTTTGGGATGGTGACAAAAGTTTTGAATGTTTTTGCAACATTGATTGAAATTAAAGTTTAATTTACTATATTTGCACCATGTTAATACTCGATATATGTTTAAGTGACCTGCCCAGTGAGGCAATCACCACCGCCAAGAACGGTAAGAAGTACATTAAGCTCGTATGTGCTGAAAGAAAGACCGAAGGAAAGTTCGGAGAAACCCATTACATTGCCCTGTCGCAAACCAAAGAAGAACGGGAAGCGAAGAAGCCCACAACCTATGTGGGGGGTGCTAAAAATGTAAGTTACAAAAATGTAACACCCGAACCGAAAGTAAGTTCAACTGATGATTCAGGATTACCTTTTTAGTATGAAAGACCAAATCATTAAAACCTGTGATGACATTCGCAATCTGTTGGTTGAAAAGAATGCCAAGTATGGAAACTCCGCACTGGAACCAGTGCGGGTTTTCAGCAAGGCATCAACAACCGAACAATTGCTTGTCCGCATTGATGACAAATTGAGCAGGATTAAAACAACAGGGATGGAAGCACCTGATGAAGACACGCTGAATGATCTTATCGGCTACCTAATTTTACTCAAAATCGCAACGAAATGACATACGAAGAAAAGCGCAAACACTTTATTGCAAACGCCCGTAAAGGCATGAAGATGCAGGTTGTTGATGCCTGTAAAGGTGTGGCAAGTTATGCCACCGTGATAAAGGCCCTAAACAGCAGTAGCAAGTACAAAAGCAAAAAGGAACAGGTTGTTATTGACACGGCCTTCCAACTTTTACGCAATGAGCACGGAAACGAAGGGATATAAAACCATTGTTTATTGGAAAGACCAGATGATGTCATTTGAACCTGTGCCCGATGATGAAGTGGAAAAGACACTGAAAAAATATCGGAAGAAAGGATTTAACGCTGAACCGATTTCGGATGACCTGATAAAAAAAATTGCAGAAAGTTTGAAAATATAAAAACTTATACTATATTTGCATCATGGAAACACAAATAAAAGTCACACACACCGGCAGCTATTCTGCCAAGTTCGAACACGATGATGTTATTTACAACATTGACTGGGAAGATGACAGCAACACCATTTATTTCATTCAGGAATTTGCACCCGGTCAAGATGGCCGCAAATGCGTCAGCATTCCTGCTGAAATTCTGCCAACCTTAATCAGGATTTTCGGCACAATCCACACGGACAATTTAAAATAACAAGGCAAAATCAAGACAAACACTTTAATATTCCAAGGACATGAATGAAATTTTAACCGCACCAATTCAGCCAAACGAAATCGAATGGCGGGTGCAATCAGTAACCAGCACAGGCAAAATGATTGTCGTGCCTTACATTAACAATCGCTGTGTAATGCAACGCTTTGACGCTGCCTTCGGGCCGACAAATTGGACTTCCGAGTTCAGGGAGATAGGCAATGGCTTTATTTGCCGCCTTACTGTGAACGTAGATGGTCAATTTGTCTACCGGGAAGATGGTGCATCCAAGACAAACATCGAACCTGAAAAGGGTGGAATATCGGATGCAATGAAAAGGGCTGCGGTGCAGTTCGGTTTGGGCAGATGCCTGTATGATTACCCTAAGGTATTCATTGAGTGCAACGAAAAGTATATCCCTGACTGGGCGCAGGACAAACTGACCAAGCTGGTGGAGTGGGTTAATCTCGGTAACTTCAAAGAGGTAATAATATTGAAGCCATGACAGATGTAGTTAAATTGATGTTTGATGTTGAGGAAGGCAACGCATCCGCTTTGGATGCGTTCTGCCACCTCACCCGGTTGGAAAAGCAAATCAAAGCCGCCAAAGAGCAGATACAATCCCAAGCCATAAACGAAGCACAGATGTATGGCAAGACATTTCAGCACATGGGTTTTGAAATCCAGTGCCGTTCCGGTGCTGGGCGGTGGAAATTTGACCACCTTGACGAATGGGTTGTGGTAAAAAACCAACTTGCAGCAGTTGAAGATATGGCAAAGTGGGCATACAAGTCGGAAGAAAAAGGGGTGTTGCCCATAACCGATGGGGGTGATATTATTAACGCTGCTGTGTATGTGGCAGGAAGTGAAACCATTGCATTGAAGGAGGTTGACAAATGAAACAGACAGCAGTAGAGTGGTTATTTGACCAATTACCTGACCATTTGCGATTAAGTAGAGATGGGTTTGAAACGCTACAACAAGCCAAAGAAATGGAGAAGCAGCAGAAATTAAAACATCAATTATTTATAGGCAAGGTGTTTGATATAATTGGCTTTGAAAAAACAATTGAATTGTTGAAAGAATGTAACACCATAATAGGAGGTTATGATGCTGAATAAACGTGAAACCCCGAAGTCAATAGAACAATGGCTGCCACCATGCGAGGATGAAATCATTGAAGCACAGCCATACAACTATGCTGATATGCCTGATGACATTCCAAGCGTGGATGACTGGTTCAAAATAAGGGTATGGCAGGATGAATTGAACGGGGTTGCCTTAACCGGATAATCACATCAAAATGTGGATTACGCATAAAAAACAACCTTCTATTATTGGAGTAATGTTAAAACCACAGTATAATGTGATTGCACTATGTTAGCACTCGGATTAGTTTTGTATATTGCCCCTGCCTTGTTAGCATTCATCGACTTTTTGGTGGATGTTAGCAATCGCAGGGGCTAACTACTTTTATAGATAGATGACTAAAATTGAAATCGTCAAGAGCATAATGCATCAGCACATGCTCGATGGGCAGCTGATGCTCCCAAAACAAACACTCGCCAAACTGATTTACGAACAAAACCCCGGTGTCTGGCCGAACGTGGATGCGGTACGAAAGCAAATAAGAGCAGCCACAGGTTCAATGGGTAGTAATTCATACGCAAAAAAACACAGCGAAAATATGCCCGGTAAATCTACCATCGAAGAAGGCCTGAAAAAGTTTGGTCTTTACACAAAGCTGCCAGTCCGAAAGGATGTGGTGCTGCCATCAGGTAAATACTTGGTAATGTCCGACATTCACTTTCCCGAACATGACCCACTTGCAATTCAGGCATCACTTGAATACGGTAAAGAAAAAGGCATCACAGGCATTGTGCTGAACGGTGACATCATTGATATGTACATGGTAAGCAGGTTTTTACAGGAAACCAAACGACCAAGCATTCGTGAGGAATTGATAATGACACGCAGTTTCTTCCAGTTGCTGCGTGAGGAATTTCCAACCCTGCCCATTTGGTACAAGTTCGGCAATCACGAAGAACGGATGCGCCATTATTTGCTATCAAATGCCCGTGCCATTGAAGATTTGGATGGCATCACGCTTGAAGAACAACTGCACCTGAAAAAGTACGATATCAAAGTGGTGTTTCGGGAAAGAATAAAAGCCGGTAAACTTGACATCCTGCACGGACACGAATTTCAAAAGTCAATTATGGCCCCGGTTAACCCGGCAAGGGGTGCGTTCATGAGGGCAAAATCTTCGCTGCTTATCGGCCACCACCACCAGACATCAAGCCACCACGAAAACAACCTGAAAGGCGATGAGATTGTTTGCTTCTCCACTGGGTGTCATTGCACACTTACACCCGAATACAACCCCTACGGCTACATCAAACAAAATCACGGGGGTGCAATCGTGACCGTGTTACCTAACCGAAACTTCCACGTAGAAAACTACCGCATAATTGAAGGGAGGGTTTACTAATGTTTCACACGCCTATTTGCCTTGAAGTAATCGCAGGGGATGAAATGGAAGATGCCCTTTATGAAATGGGTATTGCACCTTCCGAAGTTGATTTGTACCAAGAGCCTACATTCCCTGTCTGTTTGTACAAAATTGATTGCATGATGCCCGACAATCGCAGCACACCAAAAAAGCCGCTGACTATTATCGTGTGCGGTGAGTTGACTTACATTGTCAAGTTTTCAATAGAGCATTTGATTAACTTGGTGGATGTCCACCGATAGTTTTTACGCAAAGCATTGAGTGATTTTGCTCAATGCAATGAGCAATTTTCGCAAATTTTGCTTATCCGAATGTGCAAAATAGGGTGAAATCTATGGTCTGCCCTTGATTAAATCTCTTGACAATTTCGAACCAGTGCTTATCAGGTACAACCTGACACCCTGCTGACCACTTATTTACCCAGTCACCAAGCCCGGCACGGTGGAAGTTGACGCCAAACAACCCGAACTGCGTCACTTTTTGGTCAAGTTGCCTGTCTTTGTTGCCATCCCGGTAAATAGTAATGGGTAAAATCTGCTGAAAATATGGCGCACCAAGCCACAAATTAGACCATTTTGCACCCGTTACAAACTTATGAGAGCCGACAACCTGCTGTTCAGTGGCTACTGCCGTGCCATTTATACCACCAACGGTGAGAGGATTGTAGACATAGAAGTCACCTGCTGTGGTGGAAGCAGGACAAACATACACGATTTGACCGTATTTGTAGACCACACAGAAGTCATCAAACTTATTTGTCAGCTTGTCATCGGTGCGAAGCCATACAATGCCGTGATATTGGGGTAGCCATTTGCGTTTTTTTAACTGCTCGGCTATGTAGTTGGCGAGTGCTTCGGTAGTTTTCGGGCCGATAACCCCATCCGCTTTCAGGTTTGCCCCGTTTTGGTTCAGTAGTTCTTGCAGTGCTTTCATTTGGCTATGAATAATAATGATGATAAGATTGCGATATTTCGCCACGCATTTCGTTTCCTACGCAGTTTTGTATTGTCAACGATACATTGTACCAACTGCTCACTTTGAGTGGCTTTAATGGCTTCTAAATGCGTTATCGCACTATCCTGTAATTTTATGACTTCCTCTTGGCTGTAAATTACCACGCTGTCATCACTGATAATCTCCCAGCATAGGCGGTTTTCGTCAATCAGTGCGGCAAGTTTTACCGTGTCCTGTTGAAGCTCGGTAATAGTCAGCGTATCGTGGACATATTTTGTCCTAATTTCACGTATGCGTTTAACCTTTTCAGGGCGGTTGATCAGCAGCACAGCATATTCGTTTTTGATGCTGTCAATTTCGGCTTTCAGTGAGTCGATTACTCCTGTGTCTGCCTGTGGTTTTTCTTGTGTCGGGCAATGCCCAAAGACAAGCACAATGCCAAGTACACCACAAAGCACAAAAAGCCAATCACTTCGTTTCATCCTCCGCAAAGAAATTGGTCACGAACTTTCCGACCGCACCGCACACACCTGAAATCAGCATCAACTTGGGATGGTCAAGGTTAAGCCCGGCAACGAACAAAGATGCAGCGGCAATGCTGTCACCTAAAACCCTGAAACGCTTTGGGGTGGGTTTAAAATATCCTTTTAATTTCATCTTCCTTGTCCCCTGTATGGTTTTGCTGACTTGTGTTTGTTGGCCGACTTCGTGTGTCTGCCCAGTTTCCGTTTTGATTTCGGTTGCCATTTTATGATTTCACTTTTTTTCGCCATGTTTGAAAAACTTATAAATGCCTATGCAGGATAAAACAAGGGCAGCGGTGAAGGACAGGAATTGAATTATCGGCAGCAACTTTGCAGCAGCCCCGGCTAACCATAACAGCCAACTACCTACGATAGTTTCAGTTTCGTGTTTCATCCGGGGAATGGCGGTGCAGGTTTAGGAATGTATGGAATAAGTGGCAAGTCAACAACCCACATAAAATTAGGGTTCACACACTGACTGATTTCCTCAACGGAAATCACCCACCTATCGTCATTGTCCTGAATAGGGTTAAAATAGCTGTCATCCATGTACCATTGGCCGATGAGTAAATCTTTGTCAGTTTCAGTCAATAAGCCAACATATTGGCTGTAATTTTCGGGTGCTATTTCTGATAGTTTATACATTGCGTGAAAGGGTTGTTTGGTATGCTTGAACTGCGGTATAAAAGTTAGCGGCTTCGGTGTCGGTTAGGCCGTCACCGATGGAAGCAAATGCGCATTGTTTGGATGAAAATTCAACAGCTGAATTTTGATATTTATTTGAACCTAAAAATAACGATGTATTTTGCAAAACACCACTATAAACAGTTGTCAATGTACTTCCAACCTGAACACCATCCATGTACATTTTTGCTGAATTAGATGCAGTTCTTGTACCTGTCATCAACCCCAATGTATCATTGTTTGAACTTCCTATGTAATAATTTGGATAGTAACCTGAAACAAAACCTTTTTGAGAACTACCAGCATAATATAATGATATACTTATTTGGGGATTGCCTGTTGACCCTGTTGAGCTTCCTATTTCTACTGCATTCAAAAGATTTGTGTTTGTTCTTGAATAATAACTTACAGAATAATTATTGTTTATTAAATTTGCAAGAGGGTTCAAATTAGTGTTTGAATAAGCATTAGTTCCATTTGGCAAAGCACCATTTGAACTATGTGTCCACCCACCAAAAAACACCAATCTAAACGCAGCATCAAGGTCACGGGGGTCTTTCAAATTCCATTTGTGGCTCGATGCCGTTCCTCCACAAAAAGGATAGATGGCTTTCATCTTTGTCCAAATACCATAACCTTTCAAGTCGGTTACCAAATTATTGATAGCTAATTTTTGTGTTTCATTAGTTATTTCAGCAGCATTGACAAAAGCCAAAGCATCGGCATCCGATGGCGTATATGGCCCACCTGCTACAAATGAGCGAACACCAATCCTTATCATACGTTATACGCTACGATGCTTCCGCTTGTCAGTGTAATGCTGCTGAACCAATCACCTTCGGGCAAGGAAATAAACGTGCCTTGTTTCAGGGTAACGCCTGTCAGTCCAAGGGTTGTCATTACACTTGCCGCATTTTTGTCAAGGGCAGCGGAAACAACCGCATCTGCGTTTACTACAAAACCCTGCCAACGGCCGGTGTTTGCGCCTGTTCCTGAAAGGACTTTGCAGCCAGTGAAGCCGCTCATAAATTCTGTTGCTGTACTCATTGTATTGTTGGGAATGTTAAATTGTTATTGGGTGTGTCGCAGTAATCACGTAGGTTTGGGCAATGGTATTCGATAACGGCTGCAACTCCGCTAACGATGTCCGTTTGTGCGTCATAAAAAGGGGTAATGCTGTCATTAATCACCCATGTTCCTGCTATGTTGTTTCGGTAAACGTAACGCAGCATGGAGTAAATGTCCAACATAACCGTGTGCATATCTGAAATCCTCTCCACCGCATCGGTGAAATCCTCACGATGCCTGTCAGCAATGGCAACCGCAAAGCGGTAAATCACTTTGTCAACGGTCACCTGTGAACCATCAGGAAAAATCCGCATCAACGGATAAAGCTGCTCACCGCTTGTATTGATGTTTGGCTCAATATTTACGATGGTTGCCTTTATCTGCTTGTGATTGTTCCCGGCAGTTTCGAGTGCTTCCAGTAGTTGGTTGATTGTTACCATTTAAGTAGATTTTCAGTTTGTTTTCGTTTTTCGTTCTTACTTTGTTCATGAAAAGAAACCACGTAAAAATTTATAGTCATCATCTTCGCCCAAGTAAAACCCACCAAATAAATATTGGTTTTGTGGGTTGATCACATCCAAGCCACTCGCAGGGTTTTGGTATTCGGGGAATAATGTATCGTTTTCGGCAAGGTACAAACGCAATCTTTCAGCGTAGTATTCCGCCTTGTTTTGGTAACGCTGCTCAATCATGCGAAGCTGGTCAACATCCACCGCATTTGCATTTTCTGCGCCACGACTTGCCGCTGACTTATTCATCATTTTGTAGGTCAATGGCAGCATTGAGTCCAAAATAACGTAGTGATACAGACAAGGTGCAACGTATTTATTGACCAATGTCAGGTAGTTACCACCAAGCCCAGCACCATTGATGTCATCACAAATCTTGTCGTATAGGGTGCTTCCCAAAATATCACGGATATATACATCCTGTGCTGTGCGCATGGCAGTTTGAAGCAACTTGCTATCAACGTTTTCGTCAATAGGGGTGTTCTTTTTGACATCCTGCTCACTTACGAAATATGCGAAATTAGCCATTTGATTTTCTCCTTACTATTCTTTGTTTCCATTCGTGTCTGCAATGCGGAATATGCAAAGGTGGGTCAGTGTTTGGCACGGTGTACCAACCGCCCCTGCGAAGCCATACGCTATAACCTAAAATTGCAGACATTTGGTCGATTTCATCACGGGTGTATAGCTTTTCCATTTTAAGCATTTGCACACAAAATTCACGGCTTTCACCACCAGGTTGCAACGGCAGTGCATCGGGGTCTAAATCGTATTTGTATCGCAGTTCCAACTTTGGCAGTTCGGTATCGGCAATCTCACCACGGCCAATGTCGGTAATTTTGATTGCATTATTTGTCCAGTTTATCTTACCGCTGTCCTGCAAAGTTTTCAAAATCTTGATGACTTCCTCCTCGCCTATTTTTGTAGCGGTGGATATGTCTTTCAGCGTGGCTTTTTCATCGGAATTAACCACAGCCAACACACGCTTTTCTTTGGTGGTAAGTTCAAAGGTGAGTTTCACTTCCTCAAATTCGGACTCGTCAGCCCCAAATTTGGCAAAAACTGACAAGTCATTATCCGACCATTTGTGAAATTCGCAGGTGTGACCGTCAAACTTCTGCGCCTGAATGGTTGTGTTTTGCAGTCCGAGTGCTGCACGTGCTTCCTCACGGCTTACAATGCCAAATTGATACAATGCAACGTAATCAACACCGAGAAAGTCGCTGTCTTTGGTATCTAATTCGATACCGGGGTAAACGTATTCAAGGGTATTTTCAAGGCAAGTGTCAAGTTTTACTTGTCGCTTGTTTACGTATGACTTGTGGAATAACTCATACGCCTCAATCATTTCATTGCGCTGACCAAGTGCGCCTTCGGTTGCATAGCCCAGCAGAATTTTCGGGAAGTTGTGGCCGATAAAGATTTCATCCTGCACCGTTTCATTCAGTTGCAAGAACTGTTTGTCCATGTCGGAAGGTTGCAGGTGTGCAATCTCTGCCGACTTTTCGTTCATCTCATTGAACTGAATAAGCACACCGCCTGCATTGTCCGTGCCTGTGGTTTTCTGCTTAAACTTCCTTTCAAAGTTGTAGGCAATCTCCTCTGTCGGTTGACCTTTGAACAACTGCACCAGTGTTCCGTTGGCAAACCCGTTGCGGATGTTGTTATTGTGGAAGTTGGCTATCTCAACATCGATTTCAATATACTGCAAACAATGCTGATAGGGGGGCAACGGATAAACACCCAAGGCAGGTGCGTATTCACGGAAGTAGAATAATTGTACCTCCATCGGCTGCGCCTTGTTTGGATTGAAAGGCGCATAGTGCTTCATGTCCTCATGCTTCGCCTTTTTCCAATCCTCTGCATACATGTAAATTTCGTGATCAAGTGTACGCACATTGCTGAAATCAACGTGGTAAAGTGCAGAAATTTGCCCCACTTTGTTGTAGTGTACCTCGTAAGCAAACCCGTTGAACAATTCATAATCCAGAGCCAGTTTATTTTTGAACTCCTGAATACCCTCATAAGGGTTAACGTAATCAATTACCTTAACTGCGCTGGGGTTGCCATCCACCAAGGTTTCTTCACCTGCAACGAAACGGGCTTTCTGCCTTACAATAGCCCCGTGTTTTGGGCTGCGGTTGTAAAATTCAAGTAACGTATCGGGAAAATCGTTCTTTTCCCCATAGGTAACGATGCCTTTATTCTTGTTTTCCTTGAATTTAGGCAACTTTGACTCCGTGAAATTTATGCGTAATAGGTCAAAACTCATCCGATGTGGTGTTGTTTAATAGTGGTGTTTACTTCGTGGTCGTTAAATGCGGTATGTGATGCGGTAACGTAGGCCAATCCCCGGTCAACTTCCTGTGATGCAAGTAATGGATTGGTATTCGTGGGGGAAGTTTGTGCGTACAATGCCCAGTAATGTGTACCAACGGCCAATGTTTTTGCTGCACTGCTGCCCTCTACAAATGAAAATAGCTGGTATCTGTTGGGTGCTGTGCTGGTATCGGTAACGATGAATGCCTTTTGTTCCTGCGACATTTCGGACTCAAACACCAACAGATAATACACGGGAGAAACAGTCACTTTTTCTCTACCTGTGATTATCAATTCGGGTGTTCCTGCTTTGGTTATGTACAGCATCCTACCTATATAAGTAGGTCGGTTTCATGTTAAACAAAAAAGGCCGGGAAAACCCGACCTCATTTGCATGAAAACACTATGAAAAAATCAAAGACCCAGCGAAGTTACAACAGCGGCCTGAACTTTCAAAGGTAAATCTGTCTCTTTGTGGAGAAAATTTAATACATGACCTTTGAAGTCACCAAACGCTTGTCCGAAGTTGGTTTCACTCTGCTGCAACTGAACGCCATAGTCAGCACCCAGCAGCCAGTAGTCGCCACTTGCATCAAGGGCAATAGCCAGCATACGGTTTTGAGCCAGCAATTTAATTTCGTTGCGCTGTGCGGTGGTAACTTTGTGCAGACGTGCAACAAGGTCAGCTTCGTAGAATACAGTTCCGTTTTCGGTTGAAGGAATGGTTCTCCAAGTCATCGAACCAGTTTCCTTTTCCAGCTCATATTTGAAGTAGCTTTTGCCACCACTCAAAGTGTGGGCAGAAACTTCGCCTGATGATTTGGTGAGAGTAGATTTAGCATCGAATTCAACGAGCCAAATATTTTTGATACCTGCGGCTGCGGTTTTGCAGTCCAAGGTAAATCCAGTTGTTAATACACAAGCCATATTTTTTTTGTTATTAAAAAAGGGGGTGAGGTTGTTTCCCCACCCCCCGGGTTAAACTTTCTCTATTCGATTAAAATTAGAGTGTGAAAAGAACAACTTGCTCAGGGTAAGCAACCTGACATCCGTATTTGAAAGCGGTGTGGAATTGTACTCTGCGCTCGAAAGGATTGAAGATAAATTCAAACTCTTCTT